ACGGAGCTGAATAACGTCGGAGAGCGCGTCCCCGGCGTTATACTTGCTGTCGATATACCGGAAGCGGTTATACATCCACCACTTCCTCTGTTCCGCTTTGGACCCTTGCAGCATAGCCAGATAAGCCCCGGAACCGCTCTCAACCAGAGGAGCGAGGTATTTGAACCACGCATCCTCATTGAAGATCGCCTCGCCCCACTTCTCCTGATGGGTTTCGAACATTTCCTCAACCTTGGCATAAGAGAGCGCCCCGGTACTCCGCAGGGACTGATACATTGACTTGATGTCATCAAAAAAGGCAGCTCTCATGTTCTTCCAGAGAACAGATTCCTGCCCGTTGAACACGTCCGCCCCGGATTGAAGGTGATCTGTGTCCTCCAAATTGTACGAGAAAACAAGAGCGCCCTCGTTGTTGATTCCCAGCGCCGTATCGAAGTCATACGGCAGGAATACGATTTTCTTGTTTATGCTCATGCTCCTATCACCTCACTTCCCATAAACGACGGGAACGCGTTCTTTGCTCGTGAATCGACCATAAGGAACAGTTCCGTGAACAGGTAATAATAAAGCGCCGACTGCATCTCCACATAGTTTCCGATCTCGGCTTTGAACTTCGCCAGCCTATAAGCTGCCGTGTCATTGGTGTATGTCACCGCGTCCGCCCCGGACCCGTATGTTACTGCCTCGGCGAGTGCATCCCCGGTGGCTGTCGATGTATCTGTTGATTTAATCCATGTCGCAAAGGCTTTGAGCTGCGTGCTGTCGGTATATGCCGGGTCCGTATCCGGGAAACGAGCCTCGAAGTCATTCAGCCAGTCCAGAATCTGATTTCCGTCCTCATCCTCGCCCATAGATTCATAATCATCGGATTTCCAGAGAACACGGTCGGAAGTGTTGTTCCTGATTTCCCAGCTTTCATCTCCCTCGACAAAACCGAAGACTTCCTCGGTTCCCTTGTCGTTGTTGAAGTTGTACTTTCCGAGGAAAGTGGTATTTTCTCCATCCGACCAGAAAATGACTATCGGGAAGCCGTCGATACCCTGCCGGATAGCAGCGTTCTCTACCTGCGCCGGGGTCTTGTACGGACAAGTATCGTTATACAGCCGCGCCAGCTCAACGTTATTTGCGCCCTCCGAAGAAGCAACGTCCGCTTTCATACAGAACGTCGCTGTCGGGATTGCTCCCGGTCTGAGCGCGTATGTCGCCGCATGAGTACCGCTTGTCGTCAGGTCGAAGCCGTTCTTGAACTTGATCTTATAGTTCTTTCTGGCGTAATACTGTGAAGAAGTACCCTGCACATCCGCCTGTGCGCCTGTCGCCGTAAAGGACCGGGAATTGGTTACCGGGTCCACATATACGACATCGACCGTCTTTTTGTCGCCCTTATACTGCGGCAGCTCTGGACACTCGATAATCATATACGGGAGCTGTGACGGAAGCTGCGCGATAACCACATTCCCGTACTCGTCATAAATGCCGTTCCGCTGATACCGGGCAAGCATCTGCGTGATATCCTGCGTGTCAGCAATCCAGTTTGTGAGAATCTGTGTCCTCGTAAGGTTGTTGTCATATACCCGGATACAGTAAATATCCATCGTGCAGTCATTCGAGCCGATACTGATTCCGACCGGGCTTGCCTGTGAGAAGTCATCGTTTGCCGGGTACTGCACAACGCCGGACATGATACCGTTGACGTACATATAAATGAGGCGATTCTGGGACCGCTTCTCTACGACGAACGCCAGCCGGACGTGTTCGTCCTCTTTGTACTGCATGGAGATTTCCGACTGCTCGGAGCGGAGTCGCGCAAGCTGCGCCGACATGGAAATACCCCTGCCGCCGCTCAAGCATGAGAGGATTGTGCTGTCGTAGTTCATGACATCCCTTGTGGCAAACTCAATCTCTATCGTCTTACCAGTCCCACGGAAATCTGTCGCGAACGGATAATAAGGAATTGTTACCCGTGCGTCGCCGGATACCCGGAGGACCGTTACGCCGTCCTCGTCGTTCTGCCAGCCATCGGAAGCAAAGTTGAAGCCAGTCATGGTCGCCTCGATAGCTTCCGCCCCGGTTCCGTATACCCATGTCCCCGGATTCGCCTCATTATTGGAGCGTCCGGCGCTTGACAGATAGAGCTTGAGCTGGTCTGTCTCCGCCTCGACTTGAATATCCGATTCCGTAACCGTGAGCGTGACCTCCTTGTAGATGGAGCCGGATGTAATCCTGATTCGGAGCGTCCCGGTCGTATCCGCACGATATGTGAATATCTGCTGCGTCCGGTCAACCGTAAGGTCTGCGACCTGATTGCCGTTTACCGTGATGATTGCTTCCGCCGTCATGCTCAACGGGTCATAAATCGTATAATCCACATGAAGTGTGGTGTACTGCGTAACTGTCTGGGTATTGAAGGAGGAAACGATAACAGGCTCCGTATTCATCGCCTCAAGGCAAATGATCTCGTAATACAGATGGTTTGATTCAACCGTCTGTCCGTTGATATCGCAGTCAAAATAGCACTCGAAGGTATGCGCCCCGTGGCTCTGCTGCGGTATGGAGTACGACATCTGCCGCCCGGATACCGATGTGTTGTTCGTTCCGATCTCGTGACCGTCCAGAATGAAATGAACGATCTTTGATACGCTGCCGACCGGAGTATACGGGAATGAAATTGCTCCCTGATACGGGGTCGTCGCATCGAATGTCGAGCTGATGGATATCTTGATGCACTGAACACTGAAATTGATGGTCCGGTTATTGTCGTATACGTCCGCGATGTTTACCTTCACAACGTTTGTTCCGACCGCCAGATACCGGGCAAGGTCTATTGTTACCTGCCCCTGCTGAATGTTCAGCAATGCCTTTGTCGCGCCGTTGACCGTGATTTTAGCGGTTCCGTCGCCCGTCGGCATCTCATCCTCGATAGAGGACCAAGTAATCCTTACCGGGCAAGAATCGCCGTCAGCAATGGTTGTGGAAAGCCAGCCCGTATCGTTTGCCACCATGATCTGAGCATTATTGCCGCTGGAACTTCCGCCGCCTCCACCGCCGCCGGAACCAGCGAACGGTCCGTAAGGTCCTGCGATACGCTCGCCGTTATTCAGAAGGTAAACAAGCCCGTTGCTGTCTACTTCCAGCTCCTGACAATACCCGGCTCCTTCCAATTCGAGCTGCCGGAGCCTCGCCTGTACCCGTTCGACCTGATTTGCGAATTCTGCGGTTTCATTGATGGCGTTCGTTACCTCTGCTAAAGCCCTGCTCGCCACCTGATCTGCGTCCGTGGCAATCAGACCGACCGCCGTTGCCGCATCATTGATAGCTCTCATGGTCTGCGACGCAGCCACCTCCATCGCTTCCATGTCAGCATCATATGTCTGATTCAATTCTTCGAGGGTCGCGGATGCATTCGCCTCGCTCTCGGCTGCATTCGCAGCGCTCTCTGCCGCCGCTGCTGAAAGCTGCTCGAATGCCTCCTGCGCTTCCGCCATCGTCTGCGCCGCAGCGATCAGCTCCGCAGCATTATCCTCAATCTCGACCAGCTCCCGTGTCACGGACCCGGAAATGACCGTATCCTTATCAAGCGCAGCTCTCTCAATAAACACAGTGAAGTTCGCCGTGTTCAGTTCCTTGTTGTTCTTGTACAGCGTGACCTCGAACGCGGCTTTCCCGGCGACCGCCGTCATCTGCTGGTTTCCTTCGACGGTTACGGTGGTTCCGTCGAGCGTGCAGTCTGCCGAGAATCCGTTCCCGTCCGGTTTCGTCCCACGGATAGCAACGGTCGTTCCTGATTCAACAGTGAATGTGCCGTGTCTCGCCATGAGGCTTATGACGAATTCAAAATCCTCGTCGTACTGGTTGAGCCAGACTTCCGTCCGCCGCCCTCCCGGCACCATATCGAGGTCAAAGTTATAGGTTATCATTCCGCCTTTCCCCCTTTCAGTCTCTTGCTATGCGTTCCACCTCAATGTAGAAGTTGGAGCTGTGAAGCTCCTTACCGTCTTTTGTGAGGCAGATTTCATATACTCCCACGCCCTGTGCGTCCGCCATCGCCTTATTTCCGGTAACAGAAACCACCCCGGAGGAAATGGACGCATACGAATTGTATCCTTTCCCTCCCGGAGTGGTTCCCCTGATCGTCGCGGATGTTCCGATCTCGATATTCAACTGTCCGACATCCGAGAAGAGCCGGAACCGCGGCGTGAAATCTGCG